AAGGTTCGTCACTCACATTGGCAATCGGGCTGGCATCCCGCCCGACAAGCGGGGGCGGTCTGGCTGCGCCCTCTACTTTGTGTAACTTAACTGGAGAACATTATGCAACTTGATTTAGTAGATGAAATGAACTGGGAAGACAGTGACAAGGTAGAACGTGTTTCTTTGGAGGAAGCTGGTTTAGAAGAAGCTCCTTTGGTTGAAGAAACACATCTACATGGAACTGTATTTCGTAGCGGTATCCATTCTTACTTGGATTGGTTCTACGAAGGTTCTGTAGAAGGTGGAGATTACTAAGATGTGGGTCATAGAAGATAACGGCTATGACTTAGTTCTTGTAAGTTTGGAGGATGATAATGCTGAGCCTATACCAGAGCCTCAACAACTAGAACTGTTTGAACTTGATGAGTGTTACTAAGAACTTTCATATTCCATTGGCAACAGTGGAATATGGAGGCGACTTGCCTATAACCCCTCAACAACTGGAGATACAAATGGACACTCCCATGATGTCTACTCTGTATGCAGCAGCTACTGAAGCCTTGGTTTCAGATGCTTCTGCTACGAGTACATTCGAGAAGATGATACAGGTTGCGTTTACGCACAGCTCTGTAGAAACCTTCGCTAAAGACTTGAAAGATACTGAGAAACTCATTAAGAAAGAGTTCGAAGTAGGCTCTATGCCTGGTCCTTGGAGATCAGCTAAGTCAGTCATTCACAGTGCTATGAAGTTAGGCATTGGTTTGGTTGATGATAATGGTGGCTTCTATGGCAAAACGTTCTTGCAAAACAAGATCAAAGAGTCTAAGACTGACACGAAAGAACCAGAGACTAGCGAAGAGTATGGCAATCGAGTCATCAAGATGCTCATGGCTGTGCCTGAAGGCATTGATGCTGTTGCTGTTGTCAAACAAGTTAAAGATTTCTTGAAAGTGGTTGACTGAGATGTTGACTCAAAGCATGGAAGTGATGCGATACATACGTGCAAGTGCTGGTAGACAAGGCATTTCCGTTGTATTCGAAGACGTAAACCAACCCAGACATGATGGCAGAACCATCTATCTGCCAAAGATTACGTCTTTGACCACTGACATAGAACTCAAAGAGATGATGGCATCTGTTGACCATGAGGTTGCACATGATCGCTACAGCTCTTTTGTTGTTCTTAAAGAAAAGGGTGTTGATCCACGTAGTTTGCTGCTGTTTGTTTGGAACTTCTTAGAAGATTCCAGGATAAACAACATTGAAGCCCGTGAGTATCAGGGTTTCAGAGAGAATTGGGACGAGTCTAGTGCTATATTGATCGACAAAATCTTCAGTCGAGCCAAGAAAGAAGGCACAACAGTGTCTAAGCTTACAACATCCTTACTCTATTGGGAGTCTACTGTATCTGCTGGAGCATTTCCAACGATAGAGTTGATTACTAGCAAGACAAAACCTAACAAGAAGATTCTAGATGTTCTTAATAACTTCACTGATCGTCTTATATCTTGTCATTTTATTCTTGACAAGAGACTAGGCACTGAAGCTACACATTCTTTGGCTGTAGACATTCTCGAAAAGCTGCAAGAAGAGTGTGGTGAGGAGTTCAAACCTGTGCCTAAGCCTACTGCTGCAGGTAAAGAGGACAAAGATGGGGATGATAAAGCTACTGGTTCAACCTCTAGTGAAGAATCAGGCGGTGATACAGGCTCTGAGAAAGAGTCTGGAAGCACCAAGAAAGATGATGAATACAAGATCATCAATTTAAAGTTAACTGAAGAAGATTTAGCCAAGTTCTCAATCACTCTGCCTGAGCATGGTGAAGAGATGGGCAAGACTGGCATTAACTTTGAGCCTGTCAGATCAACTAGAGACAGTTGGGACATCACAGACTACAGCAAGTTTATTGTTGTTGACTATCCCAAGAGCCTCGGTGATAAGAAGTATTTAGAGCCTAGCGCAAAGACTAGAGAGTTCCTCAAAGAGTATGAGACAAGGGTAGAACCAAAGCTTATCTCTCAAGAAAACTTTGCTCAACAAGTTCGTAAACTCATTCAGATCAGATCAAAAGCACAGATGCAGTATGGTGTTAAGAAGGGAAAACTAGATCAATCCCGTCTGTCACGTATCTGCTTCAACGCACCAGGTTTCAATGAACGTGTTTTTAAGAACAAAATTGAGAACAAAATTCTTGATGCTGCAGTCACAGTGCTTGTAGATATGTCTGGATCAATGGGTGGTAGCAAAGTGCAATACGCATTGGCTTCTACATTGTTGGTGAATGAAGTATGTTCCACGTTAAACATTCCAGTTGAGATTCTTGGTTTCACAGATGGATACAACGCTGGTATGGACATTGCTCCTGTAATGTTTGTGTACAAAAACTTCTCTGACCTCAAGATTGACAATGAACGTATCAAAGGATGCTTTGCAATGAGCAGCCTGTTTATGTATGGCAATCCTGATGGTGAAAACATTATCTGGGCGCATGATCGTTTGATTAAGCGCAAAGAGAAAAAGAAACTGTTGATCGTCATGTCTGATGGTTCACCAGCAGCATCTAAGTCTTCTGTTGGTCTAGAAAACTTTACTCTCAAAGCAATACAAGAGATCGAAGCTTCTAAGCATGTAGACATTTATGGTCTAGGTCTGTGTTCTAACTCTGTCGAGCATTTTTACAAATCACGCAGTGTAGTTAACAACCCAGAAGATATTCCGAGCAAGTTACTTGAACTCATAGAAAGAAAGATAGTCAATGTCTAAAGAAGATAAAAAATCAGATAAGGTCGAAGACCTTGTTAAGAAAGCTTTGAAGGAAGCATTGGACAAACGTAGGTCAACTCCTATGTCTGTGGAAATGATTGAGCCTTGCGATGATGAGGATAAAGCTGCATCAACAATCGTGTCCAGTGCTCCTGCTTCTTTTACAGATGGCATACGCAGACTCAAACCTAATCAAATGTGGTTCTCTGAAGTTGCGTCTGTGGATAAGATAGATGCAAGAGAAGACTTTGGTGTCACAGTATTCTCTGACTATGAGTGGGACGAACGCATTGCTTCATTCATACCAGAGATTAACGACAGCTACGTCATTGACAAACAACTGGCTGCAGACATCTTGATGGCTTGGGAATTGAACGAGAAGGTTCTTTGCTATGGTCCAACTGGTGCAGGTAAATCAAGTTTGGTTGAACAACTATGTGCTCGTACAGGCAGACCATTTGTTCGTGTCAACTGTACAGGTGACATGGACTCATCAATGATCTTTGGTCAACTGACAGCTAAGGATGGTTCAACAGTCTGGGTAGATGGTGCAGTCACAGAAGCAGTCAAGTATGGTGCTGTGTTTGCATGGGACGAATGGGACGTAACTCCACCAGAGATTTCAATGGGTCTGCAATGGCTCTTAGAAGATGATGGCAAGCTTTTCTTGAAGGAGATGCCAGGTAGTACCAAGGACAAGCAAATCATTCCTCACGAACACTTTAGGATTGTTGCTATTGGTAACACACAAGGTCAGGGTGATGACACAGGTGCTCATGCAGGTACTAACGTTCAGAACTCTGCAACTCTTGATCGCTTTGGTACAGCAGTGTTTGTTGACTATCTACATCCACTCATCGAAGAGAAGATGCTGACAAACAAATGGCCTGACACAATCAATGGTAAAGCAGCTAAGGAATTGGTCAAGCTTGCAAACCTTATCCGTCAAGGCTACAAAGCTAATCAATTTAATCTGACTATTTCTCCACGTTCTTTGTTTAGTATCTGCAGAAAAGTATCTGCTGGTTCTACACTGAAGAAAGCATTTGCTCTTGTGTATCTGAACAAACTCAACGACACACAACGCAGAGTTGCTGATGAACTGTTTGGTAAGGTCTACGGAACCAAAGAGTCTTAAAACATAAAGCCATATAGCCTTCCCACTAGGGAGGGCTATTTACTTTGCGTTTTAAAGAAAAGCTATGCAAATACAAGAGTTAATGAACGCTGCATTTATGCAAGCTACAGCAAATCCTAATCCTCCAAGAGATACTGCTTTAATTATTTTTACTTCACAACAGTTGGTAGAGTACACAAAAATAATTATTGGTACGGCTTGTGAAACTGCTATCAAACTAGAAGGTACACAGTTAGATGATTGATCGTAAGCTGATCCAGGCTAATGCTCCTAGTAACAATGGCGAGCAAGTGCATGTCAACCACACAGGCTGCGAAGCAGGTGAGGACAAGAAGCGCAGGCTGTACATCAAGCGTACAGACAAAGGTCTGGTAGCGTATTGCCATCACTGCAATCAATCAGGCTTTGTCAAAGACAACGATGCCAGACTATCCACATGGACACAGAAAACAACTGCGCCAGCAGCAATGCGAAGCAACAAACCAATACTCGCAGCACTCACAACAGAGGGCAAAGTGTGGCTGCATAACAACTACTGCAGCACAGAAGACAAATTATTTAGTGGAGTTGTAAGCGAGAAGTCAAAGGTTGCCCTGACACTACTCAACCCACAAGGGGAAACAGTGGGATGGCAGGTAAGGAACTTGCTTCCTGATGCTATGCCCAAGTACACAACACATTACATCAACAACGAAAACAAAGGTGATCCAGGTTGGTTCCACGTAGCAAGCAAAACACTCGTGATAACAGAAGACTATCTCAGCGCATACAGAGTACATAAGAACACAGGCTTCAGCTCTGTAGCGTTACTAAGAACATCTCTGTCCGACAGGACGTTGATGCAGATACATGATCTCGGCTTTGAAGCTGTGGTCATTTGGTTAGACCCTGATGAAGCAGGAATACAAGGAGCAAAGAAAGCATACAAGAAACTCAACTACTTTTTACCAACAACAACAATGGTAGCCATCTATGGCTGCGACAAAGAACCCAAGGAATGCACACCAGCAGAGCTGGCAAGCATCCTTATCTAAAGGAAGTAAATGGACTATGACGTTCTCTATCTTTGCAGTCAAAGCAAAGAGAACTTAGCAAAGTACAGACGCTACATCAAGCCGCATGTAGTGGTCAAAGAGACAAACACTATCCTTGACGGGATGGACAAGTACTACAAAACTTTCCCAGGAGTTACAGGCTTTAGTTGGGATAGTTTTTCTGCATTTCTTATTGCAGACCAAAGCAAACGATTGACCGATGATTCCATTGTGAAGCTTCGCATGACGCTTACTAAAGCTAAGTCGTTTGTTCCACACCATGCACATGAAGAAGTAGTGAAGACTCTTATCGAGTTAGATTATTTGGCTCAGATCATGGAAGAGTGCGAGAAAGTAAAAGAAGGTGAGAGTGACTTAGAGCACGTTCACATACTAGCAACCAACGCATTGAAAGATGTGGAGAGATACATTGAGAAAGACGAGCTTTTTGTTACTGCTGACCTTAGTGTTATTGCTGATCGCATTACTAGTTCTGGCTACGAATGGAGACTGGATGCTCTTAATCGTAGTCTGGGTCCTCTACGCACTGGCAACTTTGTTATTGTCGCAGCTCGTGTTGAAGTAGGCAAGACAACGTTCTTAGCAAGCGAAGTCAGTTACCTTGCACAGCAACTACCAAAGGACAGACCAGTTGTGTGGGTCAACAACGAAGAAGAATCTTCTGTTGTGTTCTTTCGTATTGTTCAAGCAGCACTTGGTAAAGAAAGCAAGGAGATCATTGCTGACTCTAAACAAGCAATGCTTGACTATGCAACACTGATGGGTGGCAACAAAGACAAGATACGTGTTACTAAGGACATGAACAATGTGCGTGACCTTGAGACACTATTCAGAGAAGTTAACCCAGGTTTAATTATCTTTGACCAGCTTGACAAAGTAGATGGATTTAACAAAGGAGATGAACGTGAAGACCTCAAGCTCGGAAAAATCTACAAGTGGGCAAGGGAGCTGGCTCGCAATTATGGTCCTGTCATTGCGGCTTCTCAGCTCAGTGCTTCGGTTGTCGATCTTAAGGACCCTCCGTTTATCGGCATGGATGCTCTCCGTGGAAGTAAGACGGACAAACCAGGTGAAGCGGATGTTGTTATCACAATTGGGAAATACAAAGACCCCAAGTCGCCAGAAGAAGAAATGATTCGCACCATCAATGTTCCTAAGAACAAACTCCCAGGTGGCGGCAGTAAACAAATGGAATGTGATCGGCATGGTCAGTTCCTTGTAACCATTGATCCAATCAGAGCAAGATACGAGTGAGGTAAATATGTGGACAGACAGCATGAAGGACATTCGAAGAGTTGGCAGCAGAGTTACTTGTGATCCTGCACCGACTGATACTGATGAAGACTATCTTGTCTACACAGAAGATTTATCAACGCTCGTAGGCAATTGCATAGAGCATAGCTTTACACATGAAGGTAGCTACGCAGGTAGTGCTTTTGTTTCATTAAGAAAT